TGCCTGTTGTTCTTCTTTAGTTCCTGTATTAATAAGCTTATTAATATCGTCTTTAGAAGTGTCTTTTATATCTCCTAGTTCATCACTTATTATATCACTTCTTTTGATATCACCTGTAATACCTTTTTCTTCTTCAGCTACACTTTGATCAACAACAGGTGGTTTAATAACAGGTGGTTTAATAATTTTTTTTCTATCATCTATTGCAAATTCTTCATTTGCATCAACACCACCAGTGCCCTCTGGCTCTCGTGTTCTTTCTATTTCTTTTTCTAAATCTCTTACTATTTTGTCTTTATAAAAAGGTTGTGATGTGGTTTTACTAATATTTTGAAAAACGTCTAATAATTTATCTTGTGTTGGAGCTCCTATTGGACTGCCTGTAACTGCTCTTTGAAACCCTGGTGATACACCTTTTGATCCTACTCCAACTCCTAACATGGCTTGTGCTTCAGCAGTTTGTTTTTCTGGCTCTCCTAATAATATACTAGAAAGTCCTTGTGGTCTAAAAGGTCTTGGTGTTTCAGTGCCTCTTGGTATTCTTTGCATGGTTTTTGGATCAAACGTTTGAGGTCTTTCAATACCTAATTGTTTTCTAAGTTCTGGATTCATAATGTTATATTGCAATGCACCAATTCCACTTTTGTATCTTTGATTATTTGCATAAGGAATGTTACCAAATTTTAATGCAGGATTTCTTGTAAGTCCTCCGTTTTGAAAACTTGCAACACCGCCCATAGTATTTAATCTATTTCGAGCGTTACGATTAAACATTTTTCGGTTCATTACACTCATTTACCGAATAACCCACCTAATATACTGCCAAGGCCACCGCCTCCACCACCAAAGGCACTAGCAAGACCTAATAAACCAGTTCCAATACCCGCTATTTGTGAGAAACGACTAGGATCTGGTTTCGTTGTTGTTGTTAAAGTAGTTTGTTGTGAAGGAACACCTCTCAAGATATCGGACATAAATGATAATCGTTGAAAAGGTTCAAATTGTTGACTTAAAGATGTTTGTCTTAATGCATCAAGTTCAGCTTGTTGTTGTTGTTGCTCTTGACCACCTAAACTTGATAAAAGTTGAATATCCCTTAAATTAGCTCCTTGAGCTGCTTCACCTAGACCCGCAGTTGCAATACCTGCTTTTGTAAATAATTCAGAAGCTTTTTGTGCTCTTTCTTGTGCTGATTCAAAAGCTTGTGCTCGAAGTCCTGCTGATTGTCTTGCAAAAGTATCTGCTAAATTTCGCTGCAATTCTTGATCAGCTACAGCTTGTCTTGATCCACCAAAAGCACCTTGCTGAACTGCTCGACTTGCAATTTGTTGTCTGGCTATGTCTCCTTGTCTTGTTATATCTGCAAGATTTCTATCTATTACCTGATCAACAAAAGGATTCATAAATGCATCCGATGCACCAGGCATAAGAGCTCCAACACCCATGCCTAAAATATCTGAACCTGTTTGTAACAATGGCTGAAATGATCCAATACCTGCCACACCTCTTTCTATTGCTTGTCTTTGAACTGGTGTTAATCCTGCAACTTGTATTTCTGGAAAAGTTACAGGTTGTGTTCCAACATCCCTAACATCTGTCAGTAAATTTTTAAGAAATTGTTCTTGATATTCTGGGAGTGTTATTCTTTGTTCAATTGTTTCAACTGCCATTATGCCATACTCTCAAATTTATCCATTAAATCATACATAGCTTTTATACCTTTGTCTATGTTTCCATTACCTGCACCTTTAACAGCCTTTTCTGTAAATACAAATTCATTGTTAGATAAAGCTGCTTGTTGCACTGGTTTACCATCTTGATAGATCATGCCTGGTATACTGTCCGAGGTCCCAGTGCCTGGACCCTTCAATACACCACCAAACTCTGGTGATCCACCCATAAAAAGACCCATAATACCACCTGTATCTGAAGGTAATTGTTTTTTAGCCATAATGGCTTGTTCTAATTCTTCGATAGAACCATATGATGTATCCGTATTTGGATCCATAAAATTTAAGTTCATTAAACTACTTATACCAGATTCCATCATGTCACAATCCTAACAAAATTTTATATTCTTGACAATGCACTTGTTGTTATTCTTGTTTTACTTAATTCTTGTATACTTGCCACAACATGTAATCTGTCAGCTGTTGCTGCTTGTACTTTTAAAATTTCACCACTTTGCAAAACTAAATCCCTTGTTAATAACTCTATAGTTGTGTTTGCCGCTACTGCGGTAACCTTAAATAAACTAAATACAGCAGAGGCAGTATTAGTTAATGTAACTGTAATCGTATCCGCACTACCAGAGTCATTAGAAACTAAAATAGAATTTATGATTGATGCATTAAAATCAGCATCACTTGCAACAGTATGTAAAGTTGTATTATTTGTAGTTGTTAAATCCACTTTTGCATTTGTAACACCTTGTATATATTGTGGAATACCATTAATTAACATTATCTTTTTCCATCTAGTCTAATATCTATTCGAGGTGTGCCGAGTTTATATCGACATCCTAAAGAACTTGAATCTATTCTTAACACAAAAGCACGACCTCTAATACGATAATCTAATTTGCTTGTAAATTGTTCAACTGGTGTAGTGGCACTTCTTGTTGTTGTTTGTGAACTTTCTTGATCAAACGTTTCTCCAGGAAAATTTCTCGCCTTTACAGTGAAGTCAACACTTGGGTTAACACTTGTTGAACCATCAAAAGTAATGTCGGGTATGACTCTTCGTATAGATACAAATTTATCACCCTCGCCCATGTCTATGGGTGCAGATTCAATAAATGATGTCATGGCAGATCCATCATCGTCATATCCAACCTCATGATTAAACAAAAAAGTATTGCCAGTGGCTAAAGGTAAATCTCTAATACCTCTGTCCAACCAAGCATCTCTTGCTAAAGTGCCATGATACCAAACTTTTTCTAAATAGTTGTAAGTGACATAAGAATCAACAGAAGTAGAACTTGCAGTAACATAAAACCAAATTATTTCACCAAACTCGGAATTTAAACCAACATGCACTTTATCTCTTTCAGCAAAATTGAAATCTAAAAATACTTTATCTTTTACTGTACAAGGAAGTTGAACCGTCTGTCCTCCAGAATATACGTAAAAGGTATCAACACCCATCCAAAAAACGGCATCTTCAACTGCAATAGCGGAGGCAGGACTCATAATTGTTATGTTTTTAGATAATTCTTGCAGACCAAACGTAAATGGTGGTCCGATAAATTTCATAGCATGTAAGGTTTTATTTGTAAAAACAAGAATTTGTTGTTTTGTCTCCACGGCCTGCATAAATGTTGAACCACCACCAAGTCTCAAATCACCTGCGGTGTTTGTTGCAGTAGGAAAAAAATCAACGGGATTTTCTTGTGATGAAAAACGTATAAGTAAAGGATCTTGAGTGCCATTACCTTGCGTAGCGGAACTGTTTGCTCCTAATCCATCACAACCAAATGCGATTACATGACGATCTTGATCAGATACGATCACTTGTTTGGCAATTGTTGGAACACTTGTTTCTCCAGAATATGTACCTGTTGCACTTAATTCAATGGCTCTTGTAGACAAACCATTGGTTTTATCCCAATAAAAAATACCACCATCTCTAGGATTAATAATTAAATCCTCTCCAAAGTTATCATGAGACCAAGTTCTAATCTGTTGACCCGCAACTGTGATTGCAGCAGCATCACCCCATCCTACAAAATCATCAGAAGCTGACGCATTTCCCACTATTAAAAATACAGTTGTTCCATCTGCATGAGTGGCAGCCGTAGTTCCATTCTGTGCTCTTGTAACTGTAAGATCATTTGTTGATACATTAGTAACCTTTAATATTTCTTCTTCTATTAAAATAAAATCATCTGC